TCGCTGGCGTCAAGTGCAATCAAGCTGTTAATCAATCCGCAGACCTCGGCGTTGTACCGCTCGTCCGTGATGTCACCCTGCATGATGACCATCGTGCTTGAGTCGACCGCAACCCTGGCCAAGGACAGCTCGTAGATGTTGCCCTCCCGGACTAAAGCTGGCGGTGTCGGGCTTGCTCCAGGCGTGCCTTTTACCACGTCTGCATACACCTCACGCTTGCTGGTGCCGGTGTCCATCCTTAGCACGATGCGGTCGATCCGTTTCTGGGCGTCGGCCTCTGCCAATTGCAGGACCAACTTGCCCGTGTCGTCGTCCTCCAGGAAGTAGTCATAACCCCGGACCATGCCGGCCCCGAAGTCGACCTCTACCTGCATGCCTGTACCTGGGGCAGTAACACGCAAGTTATTGCCGCCGTTCAATATCCCGTCTGACATGACCAAACGGAACCGTTTTGCGAACCGGTCCGCCTGGTAAACTCGGTCCCTTGATACCGAGTCAAAAAAACCTGATACTTCCCTAGCCATCAGCTGATTACCTCCGATTTCCTGATCTCATCAAGGATCGTTTTGTTGCGCTTACCTAGAGTCGGGATAATCTGCACCCGGCCCTGTTCGTACACTTCTTTAACTGCTGTGATCTTTTGTGCTTGACTTATGCCCAGTGCATGCGACTGGACCGTTACCACCGACCCGATGTCCCAATCCTTCAAGTAAGCAAAGGTCGCATTTGGTAACGCCTCACAGGTCACAAACTCGACCTTTTCTTTCTGGGCCAGCTTGTAACGGGCCTCGTAGATCAAGGCGTCCACCTCGTCGATCGACCCACAGTCCAGCCAGTCCTCACGGCGGTCATAACCTTCCAGGTCTGCCTCGGTCGGGTTCCGTGCCACGGCCTGGATTAGACGGTCCTCGTCCTCGCCAGCCCCGCCGGCGTAGGCAATCGTCACGTCACGGCTCACGTCTCGCTGGTAATCCATGGTCTGGATGTTGTTGAAGTCCACCGACAAGATGACCGGATGAAGGCTCCCCTCGGTCTGGACACGTTCTGGAATGACCTCAAAGACAAACTGCTTATTCGCAAGGTCCACGGTGACCCGATAGCCCATGCCCGTGAACTCACCAATGTCCTTTAGCGTTTCTGTCAAAGACCGGAACCGTTCCGACCAGCGTGTTTTCATGCCACGTGCCAGGTCAGGCGCAAGCACCAGCCCAGGCAAGGCCCGTTTCAGGTCCGTCGTTGTTATGGCGTGCTTGTCGACGTAATGCTTTATGATCGTTTCGGCTGCCACGTCCGGGTCCGACACGCCAGGCACCCGGTCCCAGCCAAAGTGATGGCTGTCGTCCTTGCTGTCAGGGATCACCAGTCTCTGGCCCAGCACCCCTTTAAGTTCCCGGCCAGTGACTTGGAGGCCCAGTGTGTTGCCTTCCGTTTTCTTGATGCCGGTCATCTCCCAGGTCCGCCGCTCGTCGATCATGACCAGGTTGCCGGGCTGTAAGGTCTCTGCTCCTTTGCTAAACAGGCTGGCGTGCAACTCCATACGGCCAACTTCCCAAAGTGACCGTTCAAGCTGGAGGCTGGTGTAGCTGTCAACGATCGCCAACTGGTCCAGGCCCTTGTTGAGTATTTTCAGGTCAGGCGTCTGCATGGCTACACCCCGCTAACCCTGGGCCAGACCGTAATAACCGATGTCGCCGTGGTTGTGTCGTCGCCGGATGTGTATTCAATCTCGTTTTCCCCTGGCTGGAGCTGGAACCAGGTGGAGGCAGGGTCAATCCATCCCATGGCGTTGGTCTCCACGTCTGCTGAATCCACGATGACCGCCCGCTTATTCCCCTGCTCGGTGTTGATGGTCAGCGTGTCGCCTTCAAGCAACGGCTGATTGACGGCGATGTATTCGCCTGTCCGCTTGTTCTCGACCTTGGGCGTTGTTGCCGGTCCCGTGATCGTGATCTCGATGGGCGTGGGCCGGTCTCCAATGATGTCGATGACCGCCCTGTAACCCCTGGTCCCGAACATGATTCCAGGCGTTGGCTCCGTGATATGAGGGATCTCCAACGGGAACTCAAACCCACCAGCGATGTAGGCTTGGCGGGCCCTTATCGGGTAAGGCATCCTAAAGTCCGGATCCGGGCAGTAAAACACGATCTGCACGGTCTGGTAGTTACCCTTCCTGGCACCGGCCACAATCGGGCCCTGTGACACAACAGCCGGGATCCACCAACGGCCGTGATCGTTCTCGTACCACAACTGGCCCTGTCTGCCCCGTGCGCTGTAAGACGGGGACAGGACCTTAATCAGGCGCTCTCTGTGCTTGTACATGTCAGCACGGTCCCGGCCCTTGATGTGCATGGTCAGCGTGATCTCACGGTCACTCACCGTCAGCCCGTGGTACATGGACCCGTCCATACCGGCCGGGTAGGTTACACGCAGGGCCGTGTCAGCCGCGTGGATGCCGGAAATGGACTCAAAAACATACGGCCCCTGTGTGTCGGGCCGTATCTCCACCTCGCCAAAGCGTGGGTTGATGTATCGAACTCTTTGCATAGTCGCCCCTCCTTATACCCTCGACAGCCGCTCAAGGGTCCGCTCCATCTCTCGGGCCAGCTGGGCCGGTGACTGTTGCTTGTCATAGACATTGATGGTCACGGCGTTGCTGGTTGTCTTAGTAGACCCTCCAGGCTGTGTCACCACAGGCGCACCCTGGCCCTGCCAATACTGGACCGCTGACTGGGTCGCCAGCTGGGCCGCCTTGTCCTGCGTGGCTTGTAGCTCTCGGTTGATCTGCGCTATGTAGTCAGCGATGCCCTTGGCTTTCTCCATGAAGCCCTCGTACATCTTTTCGCCCAGCGTCTGGCCCAAAATGTCGTACTCTGGCGCATAGCTACCGATCAGGGCGATGATGTTCTCCTGCGATCCCTGCATGAGCACGTATTCAGCCTCTGCCGCCAAGTTCTGGGCTTGCAGCCGTTCATCGTAGAATTTATTGACGGCGTCCATCTGGTCTCGCAGTGCGTCCTGCACTGCCCTGGCTCGGTCCTGCACGTGCGTGGCCTGGTCTCGGAGGGCCTGTTTCTGGTCCTCCCTTTCGTTCCGGGTCTGCCACTTGGACAGGTCGTCCTTCTCACGGGCTAACTGCTCCTCCAGCTTCCGCCGGTTGTATTCGTCTGTTTCGTACAGGAGCTGTTGTTCCAGGGCCGCTATTTTGCGCCGCCTGCGTGTTTCCTCGTCGCCCCGGTCCTCTTGTTTGGTGAGGTCGTCCAAGGCCCGGATCTGGGCGTTGATGGCGTCGACCTGGACCTGTGCCCAGTCGCCCCATGCCTTCATGCTGGCCTGTAACGCTGACAGCTCCTCCTCACGGTGGACGCTGTAACGGTTTTGTAATGCCTGGACCACGCCCTGCGCCAGTCGGTCAAGGTTCTCGGTGTCTCTTTGCCGGATCTCTTGCTGGATGTCGTAGAGTTCACGCTCCAGGGCGATCCGGGCATCTGTGCCAGCCTTGTAGTCCTGGATCATGGCCCTGATCTGTTCACGCTGTTGCTCGAGTGTCAGGCGGCCAAAGTAGACGCTGTCGTCGTAGGCTTGACGCTCCTTGTCCTTGCGCAACTGATACAGCTTGTCTTGGAGTTGTTCTTTTTCCTCGGTCGTCTTGGCCAGCGTCCGCAGGGCCTTTTCGTATAGCTGGATCTCCTCGGCGGTGGTGATCTGGTCCAGGTTGCGCTTGCGCTCAATCAGGGCCAGTTCCTTCTCCAGGGCGGTGTTCTTGTAGGCCTGGGCGGCAGAAGCGCCACCGCTCGTCTTTGTCGTCCTGGGTGCACTCCATGAGGTCCGACCTATGTTGAGGCCGATGTTTTTGAAGTTTATGCCGGTACCCTCGGCACCCTCCTCGCCAGACAGTTGACGCAGTTTTAGGAGAACGCCGTCCAGGGCTTCGATCATCCGGCTGGCCTGATAAACGGTAATATCGCCGGCCTGTGCCATGGCCACCGCCGTCTGCTTGGCGGTGATGGCCTCCTGTTCGGCCAGGAGCAGGTTCAGCTCCAACAAAGTCGCCTTGATGTCAGCGTCTCGCTGGTAGGCCCCAAGATTGTCCATGACCTGATCCGCCGACACGCCGTAGCGTTCCGCCAGGTAGTCCAAGGCGAGGCCAAAGTCTTTCGACGACTGGTCGCCCTCTTTCAGCACGTTAATGGCCGTTTGGAGGTCGTTCAGGTCTTGGATCTCTTTTTTGAGACTCGCGGTGGAGTTATCCAGCCCCTGCACGCTTGAGGTCATGCCCTTGAGGTCGGTCTTGGCCGCCTTGGCCTTGGCCGCCATGCGCTCGATCTGTTCGGTGGTGAGCTTGATGGCCTCTCCCGCGCCTTCCGCTGGCTTGATGCCGTCTTTCAGGGCCTTGGTAAACTTCTCAACAAACAAGGCCGCGGTCGGCATTTCGCCGCTTTTTAGCACTTCTTCCATAATGCGGGCCTGGACTTCAGCCGGTATCTTGGCCGCTTCGTCGCCCATCTGGGTGCGTGCCACTTGCATGGCCAATTGAGCCCGCTCGCCTACCAATTCATACGCATCTACAATTCGCTGTGATAGATCCTCAAGCTCACCCGTCGCTTCGACCCAATCTGAATAGGCAAAATCGGCAGACAGATCAGCCTCAAGTGCGGCAATTTTTTCAATTAACTCTAACCGCCGCTCCTCGCCTTCATTTAACAGTTTCAATGCATCTGCTGTACTCTTCTTGTTTTCGGCCTCTGCTCGTTGGCCAATAAGTATCGTTAATTCACGGCTGACCTCAAGCTGTTCCTTCATGTATTCAAGGCTAGTCAGGATAAGTCGGCCTTCCTCATCCACCGCATCGGCCCTCATGCCGTAGGTGTCCACCAAAGTCCGGGAAATGCCCTCCATCTGGGCCGTCTCCTCTTTGGACCGGGTCACCTGCTTGGCCAGCTCCTCGTAGCGGTTGACCAGGAACGCCATACCGCTGGTCTGCTCTGCCAGCTTTTTGGCCTCCTGGTTCAGCTTGGCAAGCTCCTCCTTGGCCTTCTTTGCCGCCTCTGCGATCTTGGTGATCAGGCCAGCCACCAGCTGGATCCCGATCATGGCCACCGCAAAGGCACCGGCCCCACTCGCCGCCGCTTTGAAGCCAGTAGTTACCTGCCTAAGCTCCCTGGGCATCCGGGCAGACTCAAGGTTGACCGAGTTCATGGTCTTTTTCATGGCGTCAAGGCGCTTGCGGAGGTCATCATTCGCCTCGTGCATCCGCTTTTCTGCGTCTGTCAAGTCCTCGTAAGACCGGCCCAGATCCTCCACTGCCTGCTCGGCCTGCTTGAAGCCCTTTTCGACGTCCTCCGCTACTGATCGGAGTACAAATACCAGTTCGTCTCTATCCACTTTTGTCTCCTACCAGTCCTCTGCGTCGACTTCTTCAATAACCTCGGTGGGTTTGTCTGTAATTTTATGCATGTCGTTGTATGCCTCTAACATGACTAAAAACTCGTCATAGTAATAATCATTCAATAGTTCGTTGCGACTGATCCCGATGGATGCCGCAACTGCTAACCAGCGCTGGAGCCAGTTGTCGGGGTCTGGTAGCGCCCCAGCATCGGTTTCACTCTCTGCCAGACTCTCCCGAAAAAATCTGATAAATCGTTAAGCTCCCACCACGCCTCTAGCACGTCCAGGAGTTCGGACGGGGACAGGGCCAGTAAGGTCTCCCGGTCTGTCTCGATATAAGTCACAGCCAGGTCTAGCACCAGGTCTGGAGCCGTCCCCAGGAGGCGCAGGAGCACGCCTACAAGGTCCTGGCTCGTGCCCCTTGTAATGTCACTAATGGAGCCGCCCTCTGGTAAAAGGGCGTCCAGGAGCTTCTGGGGCAGGTCTTGGATCTCCTCCATGCTGGCGATGTATTGACCCACGGCCAGTTTCTTGACCGGGATGCCGTGCACGGTTCGGTCCTTTGGCAGGGACCGGGCTGTTGAGCGTCTTTTTAGCATTCGTTATCTCCTCCTAAATGGGAGGGGCCGTCCGGTCAGGACAGCCCCTGTGTGGTTTGTACTTAAGTCCCACTACTGGCTGGCAGGGTGTCGAAGTCCTCGATCCACTCGAAGGGGGACTCGCTTTCGCCCAGGTCTGCCAGGGCCACGTCCTTTTTCATGACGTGCTTGTCGTCGATCTTTCGGGCGAACACCCGGAAGTTCAGCGTGTACGGGGCGACGTTCGTGCCGTCACCCTTGGTCTCGTGGTCGACGTTAATGCTTATGAGCTTGGCCACCGGGTGCTTAAACAGCCGGTAACCGCCCTTATAGAGCGCCGCATAGGCCAGGGCGTACTCGGGGGCGACGTCAGTCGTTGATGAGCTGGCGATCTTGTCGGTGTCATCCCAGGTGCCGCCGGACAGCTTGGCCTCGGTTTCAAGGTCCATTTCAACCAGCTGGACCTGCAAGTCGACATACTGGAAGTCTGTGTCGGAGTCGTAAACCTCATCATCCGCATAGATGGTGAACTCGTTCTCCTGGACACTCTTGGTCAGTCGCTGTGCCCCGATCAAGGCGATCTTGTCGTCGACCTCGTAGGCTTCCGCTGTGTTGCTTTTGATCGGGAACACGTTAAACGCCTTTAGTCCCCGTAGTGCTTTCTTTTGAGCGACCGATGTGGCGCCGTTATCTCCGTTTGGTGTGGCGCCGTTATCTCCGTTTGGTGTGGCGCCGTTATCTCCGTTTGGTGTGGCGCCGTTATCTCCGTTTGGTTCTGGCATAATTCAATCCTTTCTGTGTGGGCCGCTTAGGGGCTTTCGTCCCCGCTGGCGGCGAACTCGATGTAATAAGTGGGGCGTCCCTTGTCGTCTCGGCCCATGTGCCTGGCCCCGGACGTCGGACGGCAAACCGCCCAGCGGTCGGTAGACAGCCAGATCAGGTCCTCGTCCAGCCCGGAATCAAAAAGGACCGCCAGCTCGTGGGCGATCCTGTATGCCTCCGGGACTGATGTGTTCCGGACCTGGGTCTGGACCCTCCGGGTGATCCCCCCGTCCAAGGCTGGCATGGAGGAGTAGACAAAGACGCTAATCACGTTGTCCGGGCTGTCAGGCTTGTAGTCCATGTAGACCGTCCCGTAGCCCTTGCCCTCGATGTACGCCTTCAAGTCCTCCATAAAGTTCAAAACCGGCTTTTCTGCCGGTCCTGTGGGGGTCTCGCTTGGTGCTCCATCGGGGATCAGTTCATCTGTCACGTCATACCTCCTTTGCCGCATCGTTCATGGCCTTTTTCACCCGCTCCGCCCAGGACATGAGGTCCGCATTGATGGCGTTCTCCAGGAACTTGGCCTGGCCGCCCTTGACGGTCCTGCCTCCAGGCAAGGTGACAGGGTCCGGGTGAAAGAACTCGACGTGCTCGTGCTGCACCCAGGCGTAGGCGTTAATGTCGCCCTCACGGCCAGACCCACCACCTGGTACCCAGAAGCCAATCTCAAAGACCTGCTCCTTGGCGTCGGTGTCGGGGAGTGCCGCATCGTTTCGGGTGATACCGCCGTCGATGGTGCCCCTGGCAAACGTTACGCCGTTGACGTCACAATGGCCGGCTTCCCGCAGGGAGCCTTCCTCGACCGGGGCCATTGAGACAGCCTTCTCAAGCGTCTCCGCAAGCATGTCCATGATCTCGCCCGTGGTGGCTACCTTGATGGCCTTGACTATCCCCTGGAGTTTCCGGGTGATGTCAGCCCTGGCCTTCTTGTAGTCCTCCTCGGTCTTGATAACCCAGCGGGCCATGTCAGATGTACGCTTTCCGGCGCTGGACCTGCCCCGTGAAGGTCGCAGGCTTCCTGACGTCGATCACGGGCCATGTGCGCCCGTCCACCGTCAGCCGGTCGCCGATCTCGACCGCCGCCAGCGTCGTCACCTGGGCGTTGCTCACCGTCTCGTCGCCCTGGGGGTTAAGGACCAGCCGGGTGCGGACCGAGACACGGCAGGGGATATCCACCCCCGTCGCAAAGCTCGGCTGACCGTACCCGTCAAGCCCCGTGTTTTTCTCCCATAGCACCGTCTGGTTCAGGGCGATGGCTACCAAGTCAGATGACATAGGCAACACCTCCCCGGTCCAGATACGGCAAAAGCAGCTGGTAAGCGTCAGGCGCCAGCCCGTTGCGTCTCTTAACCTCTGCGTCCTCCGACCCGTCAAACGACACGTCGAAGTCGTCCAGGTGATAGCGGGTGATACCCGCCGCCTTCAAGGACTCCGCCATGGCCTCTGCCTCGGACTGGCCCGTGGCCTGCGTCAGGGCTTGGAGCGCCTGCGCCAGCTTGACCACTTCCGGGACGCCGACGTCCTGGCCCTGGATGACCCTTGGCCAAGCCTCGGCCTGGTCGGGGTCGGACTTTCGGCCCTTGTACCATTGCCGGTCGATGATGAGCTGGGCGCCCATGAGCGCAGCCGTTTTGTCGTCTGCGGCCAGGGTGTTAAACGCCGTGTATGCGTCAAGACCCCTGAAGGTCTTGATATATCCGGCGGCCTCCACCGCTGTGATGTAGCTAGTTATCATGGGCGTGCTCCCTTCATTCCTCGGGTTCCGGTTCGGGCTTCTTCCTGGCCCGTTTCGGTTTCGGTTCGGCCTCCACCTCCGGCTCTGGCTCGATGACCGGGGCCGGGGGCAGGGCGGGGACTATCTCGATCCAGTCAAGGGACCCGATCAGCCGTCGCAGGGTGGGGTGTCCCTCCCGGACGCTGATGACCTCCTTGGACCGGACGTGCATGAACTTACGCATTACTTGGCTCCCTTCTTGGGCGCCGGTTTCTTGGCTGGGGCCTTCTTTTTCGGGGCCGGTTTCGGTGCCGGTTCAGGCTCGACGGCCTTGACCGGTTCCGGTTTCGGCGTCAGGTCCTCCCATGAGTCGGACCCGATCAGGACATGCAAGAGGGGGTCCCCCTTCTTGAGCCGCATGACCTCGCCTGTGTTCCTGTGCCTGAACTCGAACATGAACTACCCCCTACGCCTTGTAGATGACCTTGACCTCACGGGTATGAGGCACGAAGTTGTAGTTGAGGTTGTCGATCAGGTCGACGTAAATCTCGGTGGACTTGACGGCCGGCGTCAGCGCGATGGTATAAACTTTGGCGCTGGACTTGGTCAGGGTCGCCGCGGCACCGATGTTGGCCACGTCGTCGTTTTCGCCCTTACCGATGATCTTGATGTCAGTCATCTTGAGGTCGGGGCTAGCCACGTCCTCGGCAAAGGTGATGGTCAGGAGGCTGGACGAGCTACTGCCATCCACGCCGTCAACGCTCACAACATAGGAGCGATCAACGGGCGGGGTGTAGGCGGGGTCCTTGACCTTGACCATGACGGTTGTCGCTCGGGACAGCTTCTGGCCATAGACCAGGCGGCCCTTGATGGCGGACGCACCGATGTAGTTGGCATCACCGTCCAAGGACTGGACATAAGGGGTGACCTTCCACTCGTAGACACGGTGTGACCAGTTGGGGTGACCGGCGATGAACTCGACTTCCAGGTTGCCCGTGGAGGTGTTCGGGATGTTGTTGGACTCGAACACGTTGAAGCCAGCGATACGGCCAACGACGCCTTGAGCGACCAACTCCTGCGACAGGTCACCGGCCTTGATGAACTCCTCGGACAGGAGCAAGAGACCCATGATCTTGGGCGACACGATCAAGTAACGGCCTTCAGCCGGAACTTTAGCGGCACCCAGGGCGGTCCTGGCGGCGACGATCTTGGTCATGATGTCAGCCTTGGTGCTGGCGGACTTGTCGGTGGCCTGGGTCCCGTTATTGACCAGGAGCCCCAGCCCCTCGCTGTCAAGTTCCAGTGCAATAGCGTAGCCAGCGGAGTCCAGCCTTTCGGCGACGATCCCGTCGGGGACAGTGGCGGCGTCAAAGCCGTCGATGATCTCGTTAACCGCTCTGTCCTTGTTGATGGGCAGGTCTATGTAGGACGTGGCACTGCCAGCGACCTGGAGGCCGGTGTCGGGGTCGTAGGTGCGGACGGCCACTTCGGTGTCACGCACAGGGACCTTGACGTTGCCCGCCTTGGGGTCGCCCTCATAGCGGTTGTTGAAAATAAGATGGTCCTTGGTGACTAGCGTGTAACGCAGTTTCTCCAGGACCATGTTCGCAAAGCGATCACGCTTATCGTGGTTTGATGGTTGGTTAAGAGACATAATGCTCTCCTTTCAGGATTAGGGTTTCTTAAGTTGCGGGTTGAGTGCGTAGAACGCCTCCTCCACCCCGTCTGTCTTGGGCGGCGCCTGCCCATGCCTCATCCCGCTCGCCGCCGTAACAGGGGGCGGCTGGGCCTCGGTCTTAAATTGGGCGTTAGCGTCCAGGTAGGTTTGGAGGGCCGCTTCAAAGTCGGTCTCGTCGTCGATGAGCTTGGCCGTCTCGTAAGCGACAAAATCCGCATACGACGGCTGGACCCCGGACTTAATGACCGTGTCACGGTTCTGGAGCCGCTCCAGCTTGGCCTCCGTTTCTGCCAGCTTGCGCAGGGCCTCTCTGGCCTCGTCGCTCTCCGGCTCGTCCTTTTTCTGTTCGGCCTGCCACGCTCTAAACGCGGCCAGGTCATCCTTGCTGGGCATCTTTTTGCGCTCGTCTGCCAGGCGGCTCTGCACGATGGCGTTCACTTCTGCCTGGTTGAACGTCTTTTCCGGCTCTGTACCCTGGCCGTCAGGTTTGGTCTGCCCTGCTGTCTCTTGACCAGCGGCCGAATTCTCGCCGCCGCTCTGTGCCTGTGTGTCTTTCAGTTCGTCGTTCATGGTTTTGCCCTCCTTTTAACGCCGTGAGTCGGCTGTTACGACTGGTGCCGGGGCGCGGACTCGAACCGCGCACGGGGTGAAGGAGAACCCGAATGAATAAAAGGCATAAAGCCCCGTGACATCTAGTCCCCGGCATGTAAAAGGCCGCCCCCTCCGGAACGGCCCTCATGAACGTGTATTCAGTTGTCTGTCATCGGAGCGTAATATACCGTTCCCTGACCTTGGACCGCCTCAAGCCGTGCTCTTCGATATGGTCCCTTAGTTGCTGGCTCTTGGCCCGCGCTTTCCTGAACTGTTTCAGGTATTCCTCCCGGTCACCGCTGGCGTTAGCCACGTCCCGTTCACGTTTGATCTTTCTTAGTTCCCGCTCCAGTTTCCTCTGTTCCTGCTCTCGTTTGTAGCGCTCTCTGTTCTCCTCCTCGTCGATCTCCTCGGTATCGTTGACCGATAACCCGTCAAAGAAGGCCCCGATATGATGCCGGCAGTTGATGCCCAGGATCCCGTCAGGCTCACCGTATGAGGTCCGGGTCCAGTCCCCGACAGCATGGTAGGCGCCGTGTTTGTCCCTGACGCCCTCGGTCGATCCCGACAGGCTGAACAGCTTGCCCTGGACCAGACTGCACTTGGGCCTCGCACCCATGTGGGCGGACACCAGGATCACGTCACAGCCCATGGCCTCCAGTTGCGTGAAAGCGGCCTGGTTGGCGGCGTTGTTCCAGGTGGTCCGGATGATCATCTCGACCGCTGACTGCGGCTCCCACCGGCGACCGGCCCGGTCGACGAACCCCGTCAGACCGTCCTTTGCCAGTTGTTTGGTCGCGTACTGGACGGCGGCCCGTGGACTCTCACCCTCTGCCACCAGGCCGGCGGCGCGGTTCAGGGTGTCGATGTAGCCTTGTTGCGCAGACGTCAGCATGGACGTGTTCACCAGGTTCAGGGCGTGCAGCGCTTGTTCTTGGAGCTTCTCTATCCAGAAGCTGGTCCGGACCGCTGACCCAGGGGAGGGGATGGACGCTATCATGCCCTGCTCAAAGGCCGCCTCCAGGACCGCCCTGTCGCCCGTCTCGACCGTGGCCTTGATGACGCTGTACAGTTGTTTCTCGACCTGGGGCGGGATCCGTTCCAGGATCTCCCGCATCTTGGCCTTGGCCTCCCTGCTGAACTGGGCAGACGCTAATAACTTCTCGATCCGCCACTCGCTGACTTCTGCCGGCAGGTCCGGGGCGCCCTCTATCAGGCGCTCAACGATCTCCCGGACCAGCCAGTCCTCCATGGTCCCAAAGACACGCCCTATCTCATGCGCCAGGATCGCTATCTCGTTGGGCGTCGGCTTTACTAGCATTACTCAAGCCCGTAGGTCTCTTGGAGTTCGGCCCCGGCGCCACCCATGTCCTCCTGGAGGATCTGCGCCAGCTCGGCCTGGGCCTGTTCCTCGGTCAGCCCGAACAGGTCCATGATCGCCTGCTGCCTGGACTGTAAGCCGGCGGACGTCAAGCGGATGGCTTCCTCGATATCGGTCGACCTGTCGTTGATGATGCTGTCATCGAAGCTGATCGCTATCGCCTGGTCTGGGTTATGGCCGGTCATCTCTGCCACCACACGGCAAAGGTCTCGGAGGGCCTTCTCCAGGATCAGTTCATGCCTCTGCAGGTTCTGGTAGAGGTCGGACTTCTCGCTCACCACCTCGGTCGCCGTCTTTGCCCCGCCCTGGCGGTACTCGTAGCGGTCCGCACCCAGGCCCACACCCTCGGATAGATAGTTCAGGGCGTCCTGCAAGCCCTGGGAGTGTTCGGAGATCCGAAGCTGGCCAGTCAGGTCAATGGGCCTCTGGTCGGTGCTATCCCCGACCGGGAGCGCATAGAAGGCCACGTCGTTGGGGTCAAAGACTTGGATCTCCATGTTGTCGGTGGTCATGCGTGTGGTCATGTGCTCTGGCACGATGATCCGCTTGCGGCCCAGCTTGAACTCGTTATTCCCGCTGTCAAAGATCAGATCCACCTTTTTCAGCCGGGAGATGGCGTTGGCGTACACCGAGATCCCAAAGGGTGAGTCCAGGTCCACGTTGTTCACGATGTTGGGCGTGATGATCTGGAAGCGGGGCAGGGGAGACCCCGTCAGGACCTCTGGCGTGACCCCGTCCGGAAGGTCCACGGGCGTGCCGCCCTTTTTGTCGATCAGGTGGTTACTGACCACATAGGTCCCGTTATCAGCCAGGGCGTGGATGTTGACGTAGTACCGCTGCTTGTCACCGTCTTGCCTCAACGACGCAAAGGCGCACTCGGTGATCTCGCCGTTATCCCAGGCTAGGGGATAGATGCAGTCGCCCCTCACGTAGTCGATGGCCACCTCACCGTCAAAGTCCAGGTACTCGACAAAGGCGCCCGTACCCAGGGCAAAGGTCAGCTCGATCAGCTGGTTGGCACGGTGCCGGAAAAAGTTGCGGTCCAAGACATAGGCCAGGGCTTTAGCAAAGGCTTCATCCTCGGGCACGATCTCCACCCGCTCGTTGAACAGCAAGCTCGCCCAGTCCTGGCAGACCTGCTTGGCCATGTGCATACCGTCCCGGACCTGGCCCACGTTGCGCCGACCGTTCCAGATCATGTACTCGTGCCACTTATCCCGGCCCTGGTACCAAGCCAGCCACGTCTGCTGTTCAGCTAACGGTTCTGCTGGGTGAAAGCCTTGACGTTTGAGAAAGTCCTTGACCATCTGTTAAACCTCCATACATGAGCACGTCCATATACGGCTCGGTAGAATATTCCTGTGCATCGATCGGGTCCATCACCGTCGACCCGTCGTCTAGTCTCTTGTCCTCCATGGACTTGTCATCAAACACCGCCGTGGTGAAGGCGTCAAAGGTGTGTTTGCAGTGCCGCATGATCCTCCAGCGCTCCTGCGCCAGTAAGGACACGTAGAGTCGTATGCGGTCGATGATCAGCCCCTTCTTGGCGTTGGACACCACGTAAGGCATCCGGGCGTCTATCAAGGCCTTCTGGAGGCCAGCGATCAGGACCTGCTCGGCGCTGTCTGCCCGGATCTCTGCGATGGGAATGTTATGCGCCTCGCACCGGCGGATGAAGGCGATGAAGTCTCCCTCCAGCTGTTGAGGCGTGATGACCCCACGCCGGTAAAAGTCCTCCAGGGTCACGATCTCCCGAAAGCCCTTGGAGAA